CCGGGGTTCAACAACCACAATCTTGCGAAACCTATGCCCTGCGACCATCGCAAGGTGCTGGATGAAACCAGTCGACTTTCCAGTCCCTGTGGGTGCCTGGACACCAATGGGCCCACCTGATCTATTGAAGGTGCGCAATGTGGGTGTTGTTTCCCTAAAATTTGGGGGGACACTTTGCCAAATGAGCACCGTAAGGAAATGCACGACAGAATCCAAGATGAGTTGGAGGTCAGGCAACGTTACTTTGCCCAAAGGTGACATCCAGTCCGGGATACCCACCAAGCTCAATAAGGCGCAAACAATTAACAAGTCAAGCCCGATTTCATTTTGTCGTGACTCCAGCATGACTCTGCCATTTAACAAGAACTGCAAATTTGAAAACTTGGCAACAATCATGTTTGTCCATGCACCAAGCTTCTGCTTTGGCCTCTTTGAACAGTACCAGCAAAAGAGCCAATGTCGCAAGAGTAGGGTACTCTCATTGACACCACTGAGCCCAGGGACAAAAAGGGAGGTTTCAAGAAACCGGTAAGGGGTCCTCGAGCACACATTCTCCAACATGCCCGCACTCAAAATGGGATTGTTGAGACAAAGCAAGTCGGGCACCCAGGCGAGCCGGGACCTCAAAAAGGTCTGCAAGGCTCGCATATACCCATAATTGAACAGCAAAGGGGATAGCAAATCAGGTGCCATGGACAAAGCCCCGACAAACGCGTCCAAAGCACTAACCTCCCCATATTCAATTAATTGCCCAACATTTTCAAATTCTGCTTGATCCTCCAGAGCCAACTTGTCATTTTGGTTAGGCGGAGGAGAAGGATTGTACCAGTTGCGCATCACGGTCTGGTAAGACGGGATGCGCCACTTATTATGCCTGATATGGGTCATGATGGCAGGCGTCTTAACCAAGACTTTGCAGATACCATCATACAAGTCTGGGTGGTGTGCAGTCAGTGTGAGGTAGCTCAACAAGCGTTTAGCCTTGTATGTAGCTGAAACATTTTTGACTGGCGCAGTCAATTTGCCGACCAACTTCTTTTTATCATGCCACACCACAAAGGGAACATCAAGCCCAAACTTTTTAAGCTCTGCTCTTTCTGCAGGCGTTGCACGTCTCCCCCACTTCGAAAGGAAAGAAACCTCATTGAGTGACTGTTTCACTTCCAAGTTGTTGGTGAGACCCCACTTGGCCATTGTGGACCGGATATTTTTCGGTGTCCACACGGCAGGTTTTGCAGCCAAAATTGACAAGACATGGTCATCGCCAAAACACGAGAGCTCATTGTAATACATGAACTCTCGAGATGACAGGCCAGTCAGGTCTTTCCACGCCATCAAGTAAAGAACTACCAAACCCACGGAGTTGTCCATACTAGTAGAAGAATGGCCTGTTGTCAAACCAGTTCCCTTCTTGTATACATTTCCAGTGGAAGTGGTGTTCAAAAGTTGGTGGACAACCTGCTCGTAATTGATATCAATCAAATCGGCGATCCGGTCCCTGTCCTTATGGTGATCAAAGCCATGCTTACGGATGGCCTTGATGACATCAACCACTTTTCCG